GCTATTAAGCCGGGCCAATATCTTATCTCCCTGATACGAACTGCCACCTACTACTCCACCAGCTGCAAACTTGGGAATCGCTGCCGCCGCAATAAGAGCTTGCATAGCCGCAATCTGACCAGCCGCCAAGCCAACGCCAGCGAAAGGGATATAAGCATAAGCCGCCGTACTTTCTGCCGCCATGGCAACAGTAGAGGCTTCCGTTGTAGCTAAGCTTGCTGCCGTCTGAGCCGCCGCAACAGTTCCAATAGCAGTTACTTGTGCCGCCGCTTCTGTTGTTATTGCTGTAACTTTTGCGGATGTTGTAGCTGTTTGAATTGCTGACTCTGCTTTCTTTGCAGCCGCTAGCTTATCGAACAAATCGGTTAAATTCTTCACCATTTCAAGGATAGATAAAAAGCTATCAACTGTACTTGTCATAGCATCCCATACAGCCATTATTTTCTCCCACCCAGTTGCATCTACATTACTAAACACCTGCCTAATGTTCTGGAAAGAAGAAACCATTCTATCCGCCGAGCTTGCAACGTCCTTTACACCGGAATAAACGCCTTTATTTATCTCTTTGCCTAAATCTTCAATATCTTTTTTTACGGTAGCAATTTTTAAAGCATCTTCTAAATTATCTACGTTGTTCATCGCATCGTTGAGAGCCTTGACCATTTCGGGCGCAATGCTTTGATACTTATTCTTTAGCTCTTCCAAACTGAGTTTTTTAGCCTCAATATCTTTTGCAAGTTCGTCCGCATTTCCGCCTATTGCTGATTTAATTGTTTCGGCGTTCTCCTTTGCGTTGTCTCTCTTATCTGCCGCTAGATCGGGTTTTGAAAGCTTATAGTCATAAGTAGAATCCCGCTCTTTCGGAGTAGGTAAGATACCCGGTTTCTTATCGATCATTAATCGGTTGTACAGTTCAGTGGCTTTTGCATCAGTCCCCATTATACTTCCAGTAAGCTCTAAGGTAGATTTAATAAGCTCGTCCAAAGCCGTGTCGTACTCTTTTTGAGTCATAACAGTATCACCAGCGGCCCGTTTATTGTCGAGTTCCCACTTAGAAGCCGAATAATCACTTGCTGCCGTGTTTAGTCTAGCTTGCTTCTCGTTATAACGTGGATGTGCAACATTGCTTTGTAAATCGCTTAAATACTTTGTTCCCTTTGCCGCGTTGCCCTTTAATGACATTGCCTCTATTAAGGCATTTTTATTTAGTTCGTCAAATGCTTTGTCGTATTCATCGGACGACATAATATTGAGTTTAAGCTTTGCTTTTAGCTCTAGCAAATCTTTCGCATATTTGTCTTCCGCCTTTTCTAGAGGAGTTTCTTTAACCTTTTTAGCTGGCGGTGTATAAGGAGCCATTGCGGGGTCTTTCGGTACTAATCCAATATTCGCTTTAATCTGTCTTTCGGAATTCTGAATGATAAGCATATTAGCCGCAACTTCGGCTTTATCTCTAGATATTTCGGCAAAAGTTTTGCTGGTTCCCGGAGCGTTAAAGAAATTTTCCTTTATCAAAGAACCCTCGCCCTTAGAATACTTGTAATTTTCACCAGATGCAGCCGTTACAGCTTTTGTATAATTTCCTTTACCGCCGTAGGAGCTAATTATCTTATCTATAGTATCGTGCGCCTGTATGTTTTGGTTTGTGTAATAGTCAAGCTTTGCGGTTGCTTCTAATAACCTTATACGGTCTTTAATAGCCGAATTTATAGCCTGTTCTCCTTTTAAATGCGTGCCTAAAATAGAGTTGATTCTTTCCCGGTAGTGCTGTTGCAGTTCCAGATTGCCGTTAGCTTTATTATAGAGTTCTTGTATTACTTTTAGCTGGATTATCTCTTGCGTGTTAGTTGCTGATCTTCCGCCTTGCTGATATTGACTGAATATTTCTTTTACTCGTTTTGCCTCTTCTCCGGCCTGAACAAGTTTACTTATAAAGTAGGTTATAGCAGTTATAATAATCATCGGCGCAAAGGAGTTCCACATTGCTTGTATAGAAGCCCATGCAGTTTTTGCAGCCGTGCCAACTGTTACCCAGAATCTACCCCATCGAGATAACGAAGAGACTTGTGCCGCTGCCTCGGAAGCTGCGTTGGACATTATAATGGCTTTCTTCTCTGCTGCTGACGCTCTGTTAAATGCCATTTCTGCGCTATTGGCTGCTTTCTTTGCTGCTAGTTTTTCCTCTGTAGTTGCGATTTCAAGTCTAGCATTTGCAAGCTCCAATATTTCCTGCGCCTTAACTCTGTTCTGAGTTGCTAATAATACCTGCGCTTCCGCCGTGGCCGCCTTGGATGCAAATGTATCCATTTTGGCATACACTTTTGAAAAGTAAGAAGCTACAGAGGTGTAAATCTTTCCAAGAACAGACCCGACAATGAAAGAAGCAACCGTAATCGCTATATTCTTAATATTACCGCCCGCATAACTTACCATATTTGTAAGTCCATCAATAAGCGACTTAAACGCCGATTGTATGCCAGTGCCTTTCGTGAACTCTGTAAAAGCATTTTGCAAGTTGTTAATAGACGTTTCGATGTTATCCGTGTTGACATTCGGAATCATGGAAGTGAGTGCGGCTGCGAACTTTGGAAGGATGTCCGCACTCATTAGTTCGCCTTGTTGCAATAATTTATCCAGTTTCTGTATTGGCACGCCTGCCGCTTTGGCCATCGCAGCCATGGCGATAGGCATACGCTCGCCAAGTTGTCGGCGCAATTCCTCGGAGCTGATTTTGCCCTTACTCATCATCTGAGTGATAGCAAGGAAGGAAAGATTTGTATCGTCTGCTGACATACCGAAGGCGATACAGGCACGGGAAACGGAATCGAATATCTTCTTCTGGTTATCTAAAGACATTCCGGCATTGGTCGCTGCCGCCGTGAACTTAGCATAATTACCCGTTAATGCCAAGACCTCTATTCCGTACTTCTTTGATAAGTCGACCAGAAACTTTTGGTTTGTTGCGAAGTTTGCCGTGCTACCTGAAACGTTCTTAAGAGCCGTAGTAACCTTGCTAGTCTCACGTGCTGTTGCTATAAGACGACTAATAAGACCGTCAAGACCTAAACCTATTCCGCTAACTGCTGCGGCAAAGGTTAATACTTGCATCTGCATAGATTTGAGCGACTGCTTTACTTGACTTGTGCCGCTCTTGAAATTCTCCGTTAAGAGATTGATTGCTATTGAAAAACTTAATCTTCCTGCCATGATTATTTTAGTTTAATTTCGCCGTTTAAGAACTTATCTAGTGTATCCTCTCCTTTTGTTAATGCCTCTTTCGCTCTTTCTTCGATACCTTCCAACTCCCAGGGGAATGGGTATAGGTCAACCGGGCTTTTTAGCTTCTTTCCGTCCACGTGAGGAAGGATCGAAAAGTAAGTCCATAGGCGCGAACTCTCCATTTGCTCCTTTTTCTTTCGCTCGTAAGCCTCGATATACATTGTAAGATCACTTAGCTGCATTTCGTTTAGCACATAGTTAGCGTCTATACCTTCGAGTATTAGCATAGCAGCCAGATCACCCAAGAAAGAAGGCTTTACATTGTCGTTATTGCTTTTACTCTCGCTCTGAAATTGGGCTAATATCTTGCTATTCTTCTCGAACTCTTTAATCATTTCTGCGAATAGTTTTTCATTTAGGTTTAAAAACTCTTCGTAGGTTGATTGTATGTTATTATTGCACAGCACAACGCAATATAGCATAGCTTTTAAATCGCTCTCGTCGGTGTAATCAATTTCCCCGAACGGCTTTTTAAGAAATTGCTCAGTGCGGATAATGGACTTTATATTTAAGCTAATATTAAATTTCATAAGCAGGATTTTAAATAAAAAGGAGGAAAGCGAAAATCGCCGCCCTCCTTTTTAAGTTTTGTTTTAATTATACTATACTGCAATAGTCACATTTGCGATTGCCGAAGCTGTGCCGGCATAGGTAACCTTAACGGCAATTGTTCCGGCTGTGGTTCCTGCATCTGCGAAGATTTCACCCGCCTTAGTTACACCTACGCCAGATT